TCAGTTCCTCCTGCGAGAAGTCTTCAAGGCACAAGTCATCCCGATACTCATCAAGAAGCGCTTCAGCTTTGGCGTCCATGTTTTCATGACTCCTTTCATCTTCGGCAAAGGCATGACGACTTGTGCCCTTGCACGGAATCTAAATTTTTTTGTTTTGAAAAAGGTCGAGATTGTCTGACCTTCCAGAGAAATGATCGCCTGTTCTCCCGTCTTCGTATCGTGAAAGACGATCTGAGGGTGGGGGGCTTTTTTATCTTCTATGATCAAATAAGCGTCGCGACCGCCGCGGCGGATCAGCGAGGCGATCTGCTCGTTGTATTCCGCCATGGTCGCGTGAAACTCCCGTTTTCCATGTTTCATGTAATGAACAAACGCTGTAGGGTGCTCCAGCCCGTCGCCGCCGTCCTGCTTTTTCCACGTTGCTTTATGGCTGCCCCAATGGCATTTCATGGCGTAATCGAGGAGCCCCGGCAGTTCCTTGGCTGGCACTTCGCCGTCGATGGCCCACTGCGAGACCTTCTCGGGGTACTCGACGGGCGGGAAGTACGCGACCGTCGTCGTTCGACAGCGGAAGTGATAGGGCGGCAGCCCGATCCCCGCGTCGATCAGCGCCGACGTCTTCGTCGCCGCGGGGACTTCCTGATCGCCGAACATCGGCTGCGCGGCCTTCATGGCGTCGGCGTCGTGCCGCCGGGCCGCGGAAAGAAGCCGGTCCCGCTGGCGCGACAGAGCGCCGACGGGGATCGTGCGGCCGTGCATGGAGCGGCAAATCTGCGTCGTGTGAGCGTCCAGCACCGCCACGACCTGCACGTACTCGACGCCCGCTTCCTCGTAGCCCGCCACCCGGCCCAGTTCGTTCGTGCGCGCCACCCAGTGGTCGGCCAGCAGATTGAAATATCCCTTCATCTTCGGCTCGGCGAGCTGCGACAGGCTGTCTTCCAGATGTTCCGCCAGCTGCAGCCGCGTCGCGCCGGTTTCGTAATACGCCCACAGCGATTTTCTGATCGCATCTGAGGCGAAACGGTCGTACCCGCCGCCGAGCCAATACAGCCCGTCCTCGCGCAGCAGATCGATGGCCGATAGATCCGGCGCTTTCAGCGCAAAGTCGACGCCGACGCCGTGCAGACCGTGCCGATACGAGTTCGATATCGCTTCGGCGACAGGACGCCGGGCCGCTTCCGCGAGCCCGACGCCCAGATATTTCGCCGCTTTCGCTTCGATCCGTCCCACGTCGCCGGGCGTCGCCGCGGCGCGTTCGCCCAGCGCGCGGACCTCCGACAGCAGTTCCATCAGCAGCGCCCGCGTCTGTCTGTTCCAGCATTTGCTCAACGCCGTCTTGAGGAGTTCCGCCAGCTCGTCGAGCGTCCGCTCCGACTTGAGCACACTGAGATTATACAGCAGCGGGACCTTTTTCACCTGCGCCGCCTTTTTTCTTCTCTCCGGGGAAATTCTCCCGCGTCCGGCAGATGTACCGGCAGTTCGGACAGGTGCGGACGCGGACGACCTCGTTGCCGCGGTCGTCGGTATGCGCGACGGTCAGTCGCGCGTGACATTTCGGACAGTTCACGGCTCAGCCTCCTATCATCGAGACGTTTCTTCTTCCCAGCACGCGCCGCTGTCCCGCGGCGTCCATCACCGACAGCGCCAGCGCCCAGAACAGGTCGGCGTGCTTGATCTCCTCGTTGCGGTCGGCGTCGTAGGTAAAGCCCTTCTCCGTGGGCCTGCGCCGGATCGCGTGCAGCTGCATCGTCAGATCGCGGTCGTTGGGGATGCGCATCCGCCGCCCCTCGAACAGCTTTTTCACGCCCAACGCCAGCTGCTCCTTCGTTTCTCGCGTGAACCAGACCCCCGACACCTTGCCGGGATAGCGCATCTGCAGGTTTTCCGCCATCTGCGCGCCGATGCCCGTGCGGTCGATGCGCATCCGCCGGATCCTGTACACCTCGAACAGGGCGCCGATATGGTCTTCCTGAGCCTGAAACGACATCTTGTCCAGCGTATCCATGTGCCGCACCCAGACTTCCCGTTCTTTCTTCTCGCCGCGCAACTCCGACAGGACCACCGCCGTCAGGTCGCGCCAGCGCCCGATGTCCGTGCCGCCGCTGAGTTCCGCCGACGTGTTCATGTCCAGCGCGTCGTCGCGGAAGGCGTCGCGCACTTCGGCCGGCGACAGCAGCGACATCTCGTCGGCGAAGAAGCGGCACTCGTACGCCTGCGCGAACGTCATCGCGTCGAACAGGTCCCGCAGCTCTTCGAGGTCCACCCGGTGCCCGTCGGCGATGGCGCGGTAGATGTCCACCTTGTGACGGCTGAAGCGCGGGTACTTGCCCGGCTGCGTCCAGATCTCGCCGAAGCGGTCGTACTCCGTGTAGGGCGTGCTCGTCACCGTCAGGCGTTTCTTGCCGACCGTGATCGCCGGCACCACCGCCAGCCACATCTTGGCCGGAGCCATGTGCCAGGCGTACTCGTCCAGATAGACGTCGCCCGTGTATCCCTGCACCGTGCGCCAGTTGCAGGGCAAAAAGTAGCCTATGCCGCCGCCGGGAAAGACGATGTTCCCCTTGTCTTCCAGGTACTCCACGCCCAGATCGTTGCACCACTTCACGCAGTAGTTGCGGACGATCTCCGACTGATCCTGCGAGGCCGAGACCACGATCTGGTTTTCCTTCCGCGCCAGCGCCCCCAGCAGCACCTCCGCGCCCAGGGAGTAGGAGAACCCCGTCTGCCGCGCTTTCAGGCAGATGCGGAACCTCGCCTCGTCCCGGACGAAATCCCTTTGATACGGATAGAGCCGGTCGAGGATCCGCGCGCGGATGTCGCCGATCACCTCGACGGACAGCCCCGGCGTCTTTTGCTTGCGTGCGCCCCGCAGCCGCCCCCTGGGAGCCGATTGTTCCATGCGGCGGATCGCCTTCGACAGCTTGTCGACCTTGCGCACCTGAGCGTCGCTCAGTTCGCCGGAACCGGCGCTGATTGCCGCCATTTTCTCCCTGAGATGCCGCACCGAGCTGTCGGCGTCGCCGGCGTCCCACTGATAGCGCCGCCGCCAGGCGTTGACCGTATCGGGATTGCAGCCGACCTTCGCGGCGATCTCCAGCGCGCTGTGGCCGGCCAGCCAGAGCCGCTGCGCCTCCTTTTTAACCTTCTCGCTGTACGCCACCGCCCTCCTCCTTCCGCGCGCCGTATCCTTCGCGCCTCAGCTTTTCCAGCGCCGTGATCAGACAGCGCGCCTGAGCTACCGTGAGCCAGGCGATCACGCCGACGCCCGTCACCTTTTCGCAGAACCGGTCCATCGCCGCTTCCGGCCAGCCCAGAGCGCGCCGCCGCCGGTGGATCTCGCCGTGCTGCGCCGCCGTCAGCCGGTCGGGGCCGAGGCGGAGCGCCAGGCGCCGCAGACCGCGGATCAGCAGCTCCGCCTGGCGCCGCGACATGGCCGACATGCGCTCGCAGCCGAACTGTTCCATGATCATCGCGTACAGCGTCGAATCCGGCTGGCCGATCTCCTTCTTCCAGAGCGCCCAGATCGTCTTTTTCTGATGCGCCGTGATCTGAAGCATGCCGTTTGCCCCGCCCCGCGCCGTCTATCGGCCGGGCTCGGCCAGGCCGTCCACGTGGCGCAGCTGATATTCCGTCGTGATCGTCTGCTCGACGAACCGCCCCGCGCCGTGACAGTCCCCGCATTCGCGCTCTTCCGCGCCGTAACGGATGCGCTCCAGGCCGCCGCACGACTTGCAGACGCGCACCTTCATCGTTTCCTTGTCGAAGGAGAGATTCTCGCCCAGACTGCCGAGCGTGAACTCCTCCTTGAGAGTCTTGACAAGGATGCGCCCCGTGCCGCCGCACTCGCAGCAGTTGAAGCGCTCGCCCTTCAGATCGACGCCGAAGCCCAACCCCCTGCACTTCTTGCAGACATGGATCTTCATCGTTTCCGGATCGAACTGCATGGCTGCGGCCTCCTCAATACACCGGGCGGCCGCGGTACAGCCGCCTGATGCCCTCGCGCCGGCGCCTGACGCCCCGTTTGCGGCGCTCGGCCACCGCCAGCTTCCACGCCTCTTCGCTCAGATCGCACCAATAGCACCAGCACGACAGGCCGTCGCTCTTCACGTCTTTTCCGTCCACGCGGCCGAAGAGGACGAACCCTTCTGCGTCCCACTGCTTCAGCAGCTCCAGATCGTCCATGTTCAGCCTCGCCGCGTCGAGCAGCCCGCCGCGATCCACGGCGCAGGATTCGACATAAAGAAGAAGAGAAACTTCCGGAACGCTCATCGTCATTGTGCCCGGCCTCCTTCCAGATCGGCCAGCTTCTCCTGATTCAGCTCGTACCAGAACGTGTCCTTGCCGACTACCGCCACGCCCACCAGTTCCAGCCGCTCCGGCGTCCACTTGGCCAGCACGTCCTTGTCCGGCTCGCGCTTGACGCGGATCGCCTCGGCGAACTGCAGCTCTTCCAGCTTGCCCAGCACCTGCTTCCAGGTCACACCCTTCACCGTCGCCAGCGCCGTGCTGCGCCGGTAGCCCAGCGAGCCGTAATCCAGCTCCACCGAGCGCTTCTCGCCGAACAGCGCGTCCTTCCGCGTTTCGGAAAAGACCATCAGCCCGTTCTCCAGCGCCGCCAGGCGCGCCTTCAGCGGCGCCGTTTCCTCCGCCGCCTGCGCCTTGATGCTGTCGATGTCCTCGTTCATGCGGGCCTCGATGGCGCTCACGCCGCGCGACAGACCGGCGATCTCTTTCAGCGCCTCGTTGGCCTCCGCCAGCGATTTGACGGGATAGACCGCGTCGGGTTTCCTGCGTGCCATGCGACCGCCTACTTTCTGACAAACGCGCCCAGCCCGGGGGCCAGGATCACGCGATCGTCGCTCAGAGCGCACAGCGCCGCCGCCAGAAACCGCACCGCGAAGCGCTTCAGCCGGCTCTTCCGCCGGTACGGCCCGTAAAGCACCGTCATGCTGTTGCCATTCATTGCCATTTCCTTCATCTTTACGCCTCCTCGATAGTTTCCGAAAAGTGCCCCTGCGCGTCGAACATCAGCCCAAGAGCCTGTTTTACCGAACCCATCGCCGCCGCGCGGCGAAACACCTTGTACAAAAATCGCAGCGCGCCCCGTTTCGGCGCCAGCGACAGCGCCAGCCGGTCTTCCGCGCCCTCGGGATCGCCGCCCAGCCCCTGCCAGTACTCCCGCAGCTCGCTCAGCAGCACCCCGTCGATCTTCTGGAAATAGCCCAGCCGCGAGAGGAAATACGTCTCGCCCGCGTTGCGCAGACTCAGCTCGAACGATTCCAGCCCCAGCAGCGCCACGGCGATCCCCGCCTCGTACAGCTCGCGGAAGCAGACCAGCTTCTTCATCAGCCGACTTCTGTTCTGCTCGTTCACCAGCAGATCCGCCTCATCGCAGATCACCATGGCGATCCGCCGCGCCTTCAGCGTCTCGATCAGCCGCAGCAGCTTGCGCGTGTTCGTTCCCGCGTCCGGCGCATGGACCGCCGCCAGCAGCGAACTGAGCACGTCGCCCACGCTCATGCCGTCCTTGGCCCGCCAGTACAGCACGTCCGTCCGCCGCTGCGCGAAAGCCCGAGCCGAGTGCGTCTTGCCGATGCCCGACGGCCCCGTGATGCAGGTCATCTCCCCGTCCTGATACGTCAGCTCCAGCATCGAGTCGATCACCGACTGACCGTGAGTCTTCCATGTGCCGTCGGCGAGGCGCTTCGCCCCGGGCTTGAAGTGCTCCCGCAGAGACGCCAGCATCTCCGCGCCCGTTTCCGCGCGTCCCTTGTACTTGCCGCCCAGCACCTGACTCGTCGTCGCCGCCGATCTGCCCGTGATCCGCGCTACGTCGGCGTTGCTCAGGGCGCGCTCGCGGACGAACTCCTGCAGCTCTTCCAGAGAAGAACTTTGCGCCAGTTTCAGCTCCATTTGAACCGTCTCACTCCTTTACGCCTCTTTGGCCGCCTGCGCCAGCTCGATCAGCCGGGCCTGCAGCGCGGCGCGGTCGATCGCCACGTCCTCTTTCAGCCGCTTCTGCGCCGCCGCCTGCGCCGCCGCCGTGTACGGCGACAGCTTCACCGGCTTGGCCTCGGCGCGCGAGCTCAGATCCGCGGCGATCTCCATCCACCAGCCGATCAGCTGACGCTGCCGGCGGATCTTGCGCCCCAGCGCCGTGCCGTCCTTGGGATCGATCTTCTCCCACCGCTCGGCGATACAGATCAGCTCCGACGACTCCTTGTCCAGCACGTACGCCGACGCCGGATCGTACGGGTTGTACTTCACCTCCACCCTCTGCCTGCGCCCGCGGGCGCACAGCGCGCTCAGCTCCGGCGCGTACCACGTGCACACCCCCCAGCCCGGCAGCTTCAGCCGCACCGACGAATCGCGCACCAGCCGCGATTCCGAGGGGAAGATCAAAAAGTCCAGCGTCTGGTCCGTCAGCTTCACCAGCGGCGCCTCGGCGATCCCCGCCAAAAACTCCTCGCGCGGCACGATCCCCGCTTCGCTCATGCGGTGCCGGTGCCAGCGGTCCAGCACCCCCAGAAAGACCTCGAAAAAGTCGCGGAAATGCCAGAGCTTCTTCTTTCGCGTCGCGTCGCGCAGCAGCTCCTGGATCAGATCGTTGGTCTTTTCGTCGCCGTCGCGCCGCGCGTAGCCGGGAATGTCCTTCTGCATCAGCGGCCGTTCCACGGCGTGGAAGAACCAGCTTTCGATCGGCTTCGCCTGCGCGTTGCGCGGCCTGGCGAAATGCTGACCCACGTCGTCTTTGCCCCAGCGTCGGAACGCCGTGTAGCCCGAGAGCTGCTGCCGCAGCGTCGCCATGTAGTGCGACCGCTCCGGCTTGCCGTTGTCGTTATAGAGGTTCTTGGGGATCCCCCATCTGCAGGCTTCACGCAGGGCAAAGCCCACCGACCATTTGTCGTACGGCCCCAGCACCGGCCACAGCCCTGAAAAATAGCGAGAGCGGAAGTCGCCCCAGGCAAATATTTCCGGCCGCACGGGATTGCCGTCGTCGTCCAGCACGATGTAGTCGAAGATGTGCTGGTCGCCCACCAGCATCTCGTGCACGTGATAGGCCGAAAAATCCCGCAGCACCGGCGGCGTCACCAGCGCTTCCAGCGCCCGCCGCCCGCCGGTCGCGACGCTCCGCACCGCCGGCGGCACCTGCCGCACCACCCGGTACCAGCTCGCCTCCGAGCCGATCTCCCAGCCCGCCTACGCCGCTTTGTTACTGAGTTCGAGATAGCTGTCGCGGATCCCCAGCCGCGGATTGCGCATCAGCAGCGAGATCCCGTATTCGATCGCGGCCGGCGTGAAACTGCTCGACCGCAGCGCCACGCCCACCGCCCCCGCCCGGCTCGACACCGCCACGCGCAGCGGCGCCCGCGCCCCGGCCGCCTTGCCCTGCCGTTCCTCCCGCGCCCAGCGCGAGAGCGTGGAAAAACCGATTCCCGTCTCCTGAGCGACCCGCTTCATCCACTCCACCTTGCCGACGTGGGGCGGCCGTTCCTTCAGCCGCGCCAGCGCGCCCAGCCGCGTATGCGTGCGTCCGTCGCGCAGCTGCGCGGGCGACAGTTCGAGCCCTCCGGGGAGCGGAGCGTCTTTGTTGTGTTGGGACATGTCCTCGCCTCCGTCAGAGGGCCTCGACCGCCGCGCCCGCGCGGGGCGCGGCGGTACGGCTATTCCGCGTCGCGCTCCGCGCCGAACATCGCGCCGTGGCCGTTTCAATTCACGCGCCCGTAAAGGGCGCGATCCCTAACTTCAGGATTAATGATGTTGGTATCAAGGTTTCAATTTACGCGCCCGTAAAGGGCGCGATGGTATAATCTTTTGACACCGGATGGACCGGCCCTTCGCCGAACAGCAGCCAGTCCGCGCTGACGCCCGTTCGCAGGCGCAGCCGGCTCAGCGTCCCCAACCCCGGCCGCGAGATCCCCGCCTCGATCGCCATCAGCGTCGTCGCCGTCACGCCCGTCAGCTCCGCGAACTCGTCCGGCGACATGTTGTAGTGTTCCTTGCGCAGTTCGCGCAGCCGCGGCCCGATCGTCGTGTACGACGACGTCCTCACCGGTTCGCGCTCCTCGCGCGGCTGATGCAGGTCCCGCCGCGCCTCGTCGAGCAGGTCGTGCGGCCGCATGAACAGATTCAGCTGGTTCTCCGGCGTCGGCCGCGCCGGCCGGGGAGCGAGCCGCCGTTCCAGCGCCGCGCAGCGGCGCTCCACGTCGTCCTGCCGCCGCGCCACGGCCGCCGTGACGCCGGCCAGTTCCGCCGTCAGGCGCGCCAGCTCCGTCACCGCCGCGGTGATCTGCGTCGCCGCCGCGGCCAGTTCCCGCAACGCGGCGGGGGGCATGCCGCTTCGCTCGCGCTCGCGCAGGGCGGCTTCCATGGCGTTGAAGGCCCTAATGTACGCTACCTTGATCGCCTCCGCTTTTTTGCCCGTAAAACCCATGATCAGGAGCATAAAGCCGTCGCGGCTTATGAGATAGCAAGGAAGTTTTCGACCAGTAATATCTTGATATTCACTGGGCACAAAATTGTGCTCAGTGAAATCCTCGTGAGGATCAAGGTTTTTGATAGACCGAATGATGCTTCTGTGCTCTTTTTCAAATTTTTTCGCCAGATCCAGCGACGAGACGACCGCGCGGCCGTCGCGCTCCGTCACGCCCAGATCGGCCGTCAGCGCGGCCAGAGTCTCGCGCTCTGTGTTAGCGCGGGTAATTGTCTGGCGATTATCATTATCTGGAAGGGCGCTCGGCAGTACCTCGCGCGTAAGCCACTGGCCAAAGGCTTTCGCCTCGGGTTTACGCCCGCGCATAATCAAATTCCATAAGCCAAACTCATTGATGATTGTCATTCTCTTTTTGCCGCGAGGGGTGTCGATAATAGCGACTTCCTTTTCGTCATCATCCAGATTTTCCGCGCCATGCTTGGGATTAAGGCCGAGGATCGCGAGTACATCTCTTGCCACCCACCACAAGTCGTCGTTTCGCAATAGCGCGCGCACCGTATGATCTTGAAAGGAGAGTGTTAAAATGTGCGGATTTTTTGGGGAGAGAGAATTTTCGACATCGCTAGTAATGGTTCGATCGTCTTGGGAGCTGGACGATTCGTTTTTTGCGTAGGGTATCTTTGCAGCGTTGAACGCCTCTATGTATGCTTCTTTGAGTCGCGCCGCTTTTTCGCCCGTATATCCCATGGTGAGAAAAGTGAACCCGTCGCGGGTCATCATGTAATAAGGGCGCGGCTTGTCCTGAGCGTCCTTTCTTTCAGCCAGCTTAAAATTGAGTCGGCTGAATTCGGGGCTGCAATCAAGCTCGCGGACATCTCTGATAACGTTTTTGTGTTCTTTCCCGAATGTCCGCGCCACGCTCAGCGACGACACCGCCGCCTCGCCGTCCAGTTCCGTGATGCCGAGATTGTCGATCAAGTCGTTCATTTCATTGCGCTCCTTTCGCGTCGTCGCGTTTGTCTAGATGGACCGGCCCTTCGCCGGTCATTTTCAGGCGCCCCATAGCGCCCTCGCCCAGAAGGAACCAGGTGCCATCGATCCCGCGCCGGGCCAACGCCACGGCGAGACTGAGCGGAACCTTCTTGACGCCGTTTTCATAGAGGCAATAGGCGCGGGGCGTCATGCCCAGCAGCGCGGCCATCTGCGCGGCCGTCAGTCCCGCCTCGGCGCGGACGGCCAGCAGGCGGCGCTGAAACTCGTCGCGGGGGCAGTCCGGGGCGGCTTTTTCCGTGCAGATCGTTACGCCCGTTTCCCGTTCGAGCATCTCGATGATCGTCAGGGTCTTCGTCCCCGGGGAAGGACGCCTGCTTCTGCCGTCGTAACGCGACAGCGCTACCTTGACCACCCGATAGTTCAGTCCCTGCGCCTGCGCCCAGGAACACAGCGAATGCCCCTTCAACAGCAGCGCGGCGCGGATTTTCCGGCTTGCTGTAACTCCCGACATGGTGTATCATCTCCTTATAAGTGCTTGCTGAAAGTAACCGGCCAGTTACAACTCATATTATAGGTACTTATAGAACTCATATCAAGGGGTGTTGGTTAATCATGGAATCCTATTTATATACAGAGATCGGTAATAGAATGAAAGAATTAAGAGCTAAATACTCAATGTCACAGCGCAAATTTGCTGATTTTGTTAATATTAACAGAGCATATCTAGCAGCACTTGAGACAGGACGAAAGAGACCGTCTTCAAACATTCTAATGCAGTTAAAAGTATCCACTCATGTCAGTTCAGACTGGCTCCTTGACGGCGTCGGCCCCATGTTCCTCGACAGCCACGGTCTGGAGGGGGACGCGCTGAAATCCCTGGGCTCTCGCCTGCGTCAGCTGCGCGAGGGGCGCGGGCTGAGCATGGCCGAGGCGGCGGCGCAGCTGGGCGCGGGCGAGGAGGAATACGCCCGCTACGAGGCGGGCGAAGCCGAGCCGCCGCGGCGCGAGCTGGAGCTGTACGCCTCGGGGCTGGACGCGAGCATGACGTGGCTGCTGGACGGCGCCGGCGAACCGGGCGAGCCCGGCGACCCGACGCTCGAGACGGCGCGGCAGGCGATCGAGCGCAGCGCCGCGGCGCGGCGCGTGGCGGCGCTGATGGGCTCGCTGCCCGACGCCCGGCAGGAGGAGATCCTGCAGCTCGTGCGCGACCGGGCCCTGCTGGAAAAGCTGCGGCGCCAGAACGAGGAAGAGGAGGATCCCTTCCTCGGGATCCTCTGAAATAAAAGGAGGTTATCGTGATGAAACGTTTATCGCTGTGCCTGTTGCTGCTGTGCGCTTTTTCGGCGTCCGCCCCGGCGGCGCCGATGTCGCTGGACGAGGGGCAGTTCTATGTGATGGATCACGTGGCCATGGGCGACCCCTGGGAGCCGCAGTTCTGGGTCGAGAAGCTGGGGCCGTTCGAGGTCATCCCGTATGAAGGCAGCCACAACGCCGCGCTCGTCAAGTGCTTTTATTTCCCCGGCGTGGACATGACGTTTATCGTCAACACCTACAAAAACACCATCATCACCTGGCGCGAGGGGCGCGAGGGCAAATAAAGAGCACGGGCGAAGAGCCTCCAAGGGACCGCGATCACGCGGTCCCTTTTTTGTCGCCGGGGGCGAGCCAGCCCTGGCGCGCGGCGAAGGCCCAGAGCTCGCAGAGCTTGTTCCGGTCGGAGGTGAGGAACAGGATCGCTTCGTGGTGCGGCGGGTTGATCCGGGCGGCGAGGCGCAGGAGGCGCTTCACGATCGCGGCCCGCAGTTCCCGCTGCCGGCGGCGGAGCCGGTCGCACAGAGGGCGGCTTTTGCCGCGGGACAGTTTTGTTCTCATCCTTTTCTCTCCTTTTCTTCGCTCGGGATTGTCACGAAGCGAGCATTTTTGCCCGCGGCGTCAGCTGAGCGCAATTTTGTGCCCAGTGAATATCAAACTATCGTCTTCGCGCGGCGTCAGTCCTCGACGCGCAGGTTCTTCACGCCGGCGCGCTTCAGCTCCCCGAAGAGGACGCCGGCGAGGTCGCGGTCGACGCGCAGGCGGCGGATCTCGGCGTCGGCGTGGCTCAAAAACAGGTCCAGCGCCTGGCGCAGGAAGGGGCGCGCCTTGCGCGCCGGGCTCACGACCTTTCGCACCGGGCGCCTGGCGCCGGGCCAGTACAGGGCCTTGCGGTCCTTCGGGCGGATGATCATGGCCGGGCGTCCGTCGTGGACGGCGCGGGCGTAGATCTTGCCCGTGCCCACCAGCCAGCCGCCGGCGAACGGCGAGGTGTGGAGCGACTGGCGCAGCTCGCCCGTGCGCACGGGCACGGTCTGCGTCTTGACGATCGCTTCCAGGCGCAGGGCGGCCCGGTGGGCGATGCGGCGCATGGCGGCGGCGTCGACGCTCACGACAGCTGCGCCTCCAGGCTCTTGAGGATCTTCTGCGAGACGGACGGGGTCCCGGCTTCGTCTTCGGCGGTCAGCGCGCCGACGTCGATGGGCGTGAGCTTGAAATCGGCGCCGATGTCCGCGGCGCGCAGCAGGCGCTGCACCTGCCCTTCGAGGAAGCGCATGCGCGGCTTGATCACCGTTTCCATGAACAGTTCCAGCTGGCCGGTCACTTCGCCGCCGCCGCCCAGCTGCCCGGGCGTCATCATGCCCACCAGGCGCGGCGGCACGCCGTGGGCGGCGATGATCTCGCTGTCGGTCGACTCGGACAGTTCCTTGAAGTGCAGGTCTTTGAGGTCGGCGGTCAGCTTTTCGAAGCGAATTTTGGCGTTGTCGAAGGGGATCGACATCAGCAGCGTGCGGTGGGCGTTGTTCGCGCCCTTCATCTCCGTCAGGGCGCGGCGCAGCGCCTCTTCCGTGGCCTTGTCGAACTCGGCCCCTTCCAGCACCACGGCCAGGTCGGGCACGGCGCTGTTGTGGAAGAAGCTGGCCAGGAAGGTCTTTTTTTCCTGGTCGAGGCGCAGCGTGTCGAGCACGGCGATCCAGCGCGGCAGGCCGTAAAAGCTCGACAGCGGCGTGAAGGTGCGGGCGTGCAGCATCTCGTTGCGGTCGCCGCGCGGCCTGCCCAGCGGCGAGAACGGGACCGGCGTCTCGGCGACGATCTGCGCGTAGCCGCCGGGACGGTTGCCGGCCTCGTCGGGAGCGATCCACATGGTCTGGGCGTGGACGTTGTACAGTTCGGCGACGCGGCCGCGGGCGTCGCGGGCGACCTCCAGATAGGCGTTGCCGCTCCATTCCAGATCGACGGCGAAGCGCTTGAGCAGGTCGAGGAACGGCTCGCCCTGCGAGATTTCTTCCAAAAAGGCGCGCGCTTTTCCGTCGGTCTCGTAGCCCACGCCCACGGCGGCGTCGCTGATCAGGTCGATGCAGCGCCAGTGGTAGGCGTTGCTCAGGCTCAGTTCGAGGACGCGGTTGAAGTCGGCGGGCGGATCGGCGTATTCGAAGCGGCCTTCCAGCGCCGGCGGCTGCGAGCGCTTGGCCTTGAGGACCGGCTCGAGCCGCGGCGAGGGGATATTTTCGATGATCGTGTTCATGTAAACTGTCAGCCTCCCTTTTTCGACTTACTATAATGAAAAAACGCCCCCGATTCCATCCATTAGTGGAAGATTTAGGGGCGTTTTTTCATTTTTCCAGATCTGGATTGAATACAATCGAAAAGTTTGCTAAAGTCGGGGCGTAAAAAAGGGAGGCGATTGGATCGATGGCGACTCTGCTGAAAAACATGAAGATCTCTCACATTTCGCTGGTGGGGGCGGCGGCCAACAAACGGACCTTTGTCTACAAGTCGGCGGGGACCCTGGACGGCGAGGAAGTGAAAGCTTCTTTAAGTCATCTTTGCAAGTCACTTGATCACCACATGGTTTATGGTGTAGTATATTCACCGGACGAAATAGATACTCAAGGTGAATATTCGACCGCCGCGGAGATCGAGAAGGCGGCGCACGGCTTTCTCGCCGACCTCAGCCAGAGGAACGTGGACGTCGAACACAGCTTCAGGCCCGAAGGGGCCTACGTGGCCGAGAGCTGGCTGCTCAAGGGCGCCGACGGGCGGTTCCCCGGTGCGCCGGAAGGCAGCTGGGCCGTGGGCGTCAAGATCGACGACGAGGCGCTGTGGAAGTCCGTCAAGGACGGCGCCGTGTCGGGGCTGAGCATGGCCGGCGTGGCCGAAAAAGTGCGCGAGGACGACGGGCGCACGTTCGCCAAGGGGCTTTTCGCGGCGCTGGCCGACCTGGTCAAGGGGGCGGCCGCGGAAAAGACGGAAAAGACGGAAAAGAACGAATCGGGGGCAAAGAAAGACCCCGAAGGAGAGGACGAAGACCGCATGACCGAAGAACTGAGCAAGGCCGTGAGCGCCGCCGTGACGGAGGCGCTGAAGCCGCTGAACGACAAAGTCGAAAAGATGGAACGCCGTCTCGAATCCGTCGAGAAGAGCCGCGGCTCCTCGCAGAGGGCCCTCGACACGGCGCTCGACGACGAACTGGAAGGAGTGCTGTAAATGGCGGAAATCAAAGGGCTGAGGGGGCTGCTGAAATCGGGCGAGATCACGGCCGAAAGCCAGCGCGTCGGCGGCGTGCTGCGCCCGCAGCAGGCCAGCCGCATCATCGACCTGATGGTGGAAAGCGACGACTTTCTCGGCAAGGTCACGGTGGAGCGTTCCTCGCGCCTGCAGAAGGACGTGTACGAGATCGCCCAGGAGGTGCTGGTGCGCGTGCCCGAAGGCGAAGAGCCAACGGATTTCGCGCAGATCACCAACGAGGGCTGCACGCTGAACATGCTGCCGGCGCAGCTGTTCGGGCGCGTGCTGTTCTCCTCGCTGCGCGACAACCAGAACAATCCCCAGTTCGAGTCGCAGCTGCTGAAGAAGTGGAGCGCCCGCTTCGCCGAAAACGTCGTGCGTCTCGGCTTCGTCGGCACGTCCGACACTTACGCGAACAAGAAGTTTGTCGAGCTGAACAAGGGCTGGGTGCAGCTGCTCAAGGACGCCGGGGGCAAGACGCACACGGTCGATTCGGCCGCGTACGTGCAGAGCGGCGCCACCGACTGGCCCGAGTATCTCGGCGCCGTGATCGAGGCCCTGCCCGACCGGTACAAGAGCGCCAAGTGCAAGATCGTCATGAACATCAGCGACCACGAGGCCCTGATCCGCCAGATCGGCAGGCGCGACGGCATGGGCGCGGTGCTGCTCGAGGGCAAGCTCAAGGAGATGCTCGGCTACGACATCGAGCGCGTGGGCGCCATGCCGCGCGGCACCGTGATCTTCACGCCGCTGGAAAACCTGATCTACGGCGCCTGCACGCAGATCGAGCGCTATCGCGAGCTGAACGGCAAGGGGCGCTGCATCGACTACACCTTCGACATGCCGTTCGATTATCAGGTGGCGATCCCCGACGCGGCCGTGATCGGATACGCCGGATAGCCGACAGCCATGGACAAGCTGATCCTGCGCGTCCTCGACTGCCTGTTCGGCAACTATCCCGCCTACGTGGAGCTGGAAAAGTGCCGTCAGGAAGCCGCCGTCGGCGCCGAAGACTTTCGCCGCACGATCGCCTACCTGAAGGAAAAGTGCTTCGTCGACGTGGACGGCTCGCGCGTCGGGGCGGAGCACGGCGGCGTCTACGGACAGGTGCGCATCACCGCCGCGGGGATCGACTACCTCAACGCCCGCAGCCGCACCGTCCGCGCCAGGATCCTGTGATGATCGGGCCGGACGATGTACGACTTCTCGGCGGGCTGCCCGAAGAGATTGCCGACGAACGGCTGCGGCCCCATATCGAAAGCGCGGAACGCCTGGTATGGCAGGTTTCGGGCTATACTGCGGCGGATCTGGCGACGCTTGACGAGGCCGTTACGGCGCGTCTGCGCGAGGCGGCCGGCTGCTTCGCGATCAGCTACGCGCTGCCGGTGCTCAACACGTTCTTTCTGGCGAACGCCGAGCGCGTGCCGCGCGACGTGGCGGAAGTGTCGGACTACCAGTTCCACGACGCCGCGGACATCGTCAAACTGGCGCGCCTGTGGGAACAGCGCGGTTACGAGGCGCTGCGCGGGCTACGGCCGGGCGGAGTCGTTGCGGCGACGGTGATCTGAAAGGCCTTCAAAGGGCTTCAAAATGGTTTGAAAAAGGAGTTGTTTGCAGTGACGGACTGGGACCGGGCGCTCAGCTTCGTGCTGTGCCTCGAAGGCGGCTACGTCGACGATGCCGACGACGCCGGCGGCGCGACCAACATGGGCATAACGCAGGCGACGCTGGACCGCGCCGCGGCGCGCGGCGTCGCGGCGGCGGCCGACGTGCGGGATCTGACGCGGGACGAAGCCGCGGCGATCTACAGGGCTTTTTACTGGGACCGCTACGGCTGCGGCCGCATCGTCTGGCCCGCCAGCCTGGCCGTCTTCGACACGGCGGTGCAGCACGGCCGCGCGGCGCTGCTGATCCAGCGGGCGCTGTGCGACGTGGGCGAACGCGTGATCATCGACGGGCTGTGGGGGCCGCGCACGGCGGCCGCCGCCGAACGCGCCGCGCGTCGCGACGCCGAATACCTGGCCGAACGCATCATCTTTCAGCGCGCCGCGTATTACGGCCGCATCGTCAGGAACCGCCCGTCGCAGGAGAAGTTCCGCCGCGGCTGGTTCAACCGCCTGCGACGCCTCGCCCGCGAGGCGGGCGTGAGGCCGCCGGCGTGACGCGGAAGCGAAGAAGGGAGAAGCCCGTGGAGGGACTGGAACAGAAAATCGAACGGATCTGCCGGGGCTTCGACGGCCTGATCGGCGCGATCAACGCGCGCAATGCCGGCAACGTCAATCAGGCGCTGCAGATCACGCGGCTGGAAACGAAGATGGACGGCGTGGAAAAGAGCCTGGCCTCGCTCGGCCAGTCGCAGCGCAACACCAACAAGGTGCTGATCGGCATGGCCGTGTCGCTGATCCTCGCCGTGCTCGGCGCGATGCTGCGGGGGGCGGTGCTGCGGTGATAGAGCAAAACATCAAAAATCATCTGGAATCTCTGATCGCCGCCGCGCTCCCGGGCATCCCGCTGAACGAGCGGGGCAAAAGCCGCTCGCTGGTGATCGCCTTCGAGCGGCGATCGCTCTCGCCGCTGTTCCAGGAACAGGAGGACCTGCGGATCTACGGCTGGGTGACGGCCGTGGTCAGCTGCACGTTCTTCAGCGGCGACAACGACTGGGCCGACAAGACGGAGCTGCTGAAGGCGGTGTGCCGTGAGCCGGTGCTGTTTACGGCCGACGGCCTGCCGGTGAAGATCGCCCTCTCCGAGGCCGATCTGGAAGACCGCCGCGCCCTCACCGCCGACGTGCTGCTGTTCGAGGTGACCTATCCGCTGTACGACGTGGTCGAACCCGGATCCCGGCCCCAGGGCGCTTTCGCCGGCTGGGACCCGGACATCGGCGCCGCTCACGAGGGCGACTATGAACGCCTCTGAGGTGGAGCGCCGGCTGGGCGAGCTGATCCAGTTCGGCGTGGTCAGCGAGGTCAGGCCCGAGCTCGGCAAATGCCGCCTCAGCCTGGGCAGTCGCACGACGCCGCTGGTGCGCTGGCTGGAAACGCGCGCGAATTCGGGAGTGAAGACGTTTTCCCATCCGCGGATCGGCGAGCAGGCGCTGTTTCTCGCCCCCGCCGGCGACTCGTCGCAGGGCGTGGCGCTGCTGGGCGTCTTTTCGGGCCTCGTGCCGCTGCCGGACGGCGCGGCGCAGGACGTGGAGATCGTGCAGTTCGGCGACGGCGCGCGCCTGTGCGTGGACCAGGCCGGGCACGTGATCAGCCTAACCGACCATTACGGCAGCTTTATCAAATTCGAAAACGGCGACATCATCATCAAGGCCGCCGGGAACATCTATCTCAACTAAAGGAGTTGATCTCCATGCCGGCTGCGACGCGGATCGGCGACGGCACCGTAGGCGTCTGCAACGTCGGCGCGCCCTGCTGCCCGCACGGGCGCGCCGGGAACAACGGCTCCGGCTCGCCCGACGTGGTCATCAACGGCATGAGGGCGCACCGGCTGGACGATACCGGCCCCTGCAACTGCCCCCACGGCGGCACGTTCGCCAGTACGACCGCCTCGCCGACGGTGTTCGTCAACGGCAAGCCGCTGACGCGCCTCGGCGACACGACGGTGTGCCAGGACTGCGGGCAGCCGGGGCATCACGTTTCGGGATCCCCGAACGTTTTCGTGGACGACAAAAGAAGGTGACTCGCATGAATTTGCTGGAACTGGTCCCCGGCGTGAGCGCCATCCTCGACAAGGTGATCACCACGCCGGGCGAGCTGGAAAAGATCAAGATGGAAATGCGGAAGATCGACATGAGCGAGGTGACGGCGCGCCTGAACGTGCAGAAAGCCTGGCTCGGCAACAAGTCGCCCTACGTGGCGGGGGCGATCCCCACGGTGATCTGGATGTGCTGCGCCGTGATCGCCTTCAACCACATCGCCGCGCCGTTGCTGAGCTGGCTGTTCTCGACGGTGGGCTGGCTGGTAGCCCCTGTGCGGCGCCTCGATGCCGCCCGTGCCCGCGATCCCGACGCTGGAACTGCCCGACTACTACGTGCAGGCCATGCAGACGATCGTGCTGGGGTTGTTCGCCAAGAAGGCCTACGACGGCACGGCCATCGACACCAAGTGGGTCAAAAGCCCCGTCAAGCAGGAGGCGCAGCCAAGCGCGAAACAGCCCCTGACGGCCGAAGAGGTGGACCGGCGCTTCGAGGCGCTGTGTCGGAAATATGGCGTTGGCGACCGGCGTCGGGATCGCTGACGGGCGGTTCCGCCTGCTGGGCGCCGAAGATCACGTCAGGGCGTCGATCGCCGACATCCTCGCCACGCCGAAGGGCACGCGGGTGATGCGGCCGGAGTACGGCAGCGACCTGCCGCGGCTGGTGGACGCCCCGATGAACGAGGAGTGGAAGCTGCGCGTCTATATGGCCACGGCCGACGCGCTGCGCCGCTGGGAACCGCGCGTCGAAGTGATTCGGACGGTCATCGACGCCGTCGGCGTCGGCCGCATTACGCTGACCGTAAAATACAGGCTCGCCGGCGGCGAGGAGAAGGAGGCGACGGTAGCCCTGTGATCGATTTATCTCAGCTCCCGGCGCCTCGAATCGTCGAGACGCTGGACTACGAAACGATCCGGCAACGGATGCTGGAAAAGCTCGAGCAGCTGCTGCCGGGATGGACGGCGGCCGATCTGGAAGCGGATCCGGCCGTGAAGATCCTCGAAGTGGCGGCGTGGCGCGAGCTGCTGCTGCGCCAGCGCGTCAACGAAGCGGCGAAGGCCGTGATGCTGGCCTTCGCCGCGGGGAGCGACCTCGATCAGCTGGCGGCCTTTCCGGGCGTGAAGCGCCTGCCCGGCGCGGCAGCGACGTTCCCCTGTTCCGTCGGCCTGACGGCGGCGCTGTCCAGCCCCGTGACGGTCCCCGCGGGCTGGGCCGTGCGCGACGCCTCCGGCGGGTGCGAAGCCCGCCTGATGAAAAGCCTGTCGATCCGCGCGGGAGAAACGGAAGGCAGCGGCGTGATGGAGGTCGTCCGCCCTATTGGCGCCGCCGCCAATGGGCTGAACGCCGGGCAATGGCTGGCGGTGCAGCCGCTGCCGTTCGTGGGCCGGGTCGAACAGACGGAGGCCGCTTCCGGCGGCAGCGACGAAGAGAGCGACGACGCGCTGAGGGCCCGCGCGCAGCTGGCGCCGGAAAGCTGGAGCACCGCCGGCCCGGCCGAGAGTTACCGCTGGTGGGCGCTGTCGGCCGACGGGCGAATCGCCGACGCGGCCGTTTCAAGCCCGTCGCCGGGGGACGTGAAGATCGTGGTGCTCAGTGCCGAAGCCGGCGGCACAGCCGACGAGGCCATGCTGGAGCGCGTCAGGCAGGCCGTGAACGACGAAAAGCGCCGCCCGCTGACCGACCATGTGAGCGTGGTCGGCGCTTCGATTGTCGGGTACGACGTTAACGCTCACCTAGAGATCCCCGCGGGCGTTTCCGCCGCGCCGGTGATCGCCGAGGCGACGCGGCGGCTCGAAGCCTGCGCGGCGGAAACGCGGCGCATCGGCGGCGTGGCCGCCCGATCGGCCCTGATCGCCGCGGCCCACGCGCCGGGAGTGCGACGCGTGACGCTGGTTTCGCCGCCGTCCGACGTGACCGCTTCGGACCTCGAAGCGCCGCTCGCGCGCGGCGTGAGCGTCACCTACGAGGCGGTCGAATGACGGCGCATCTGCTGCCGCCTTCGGCCTCGGCGGCGGAACGGGCGCTGTCGCTCGCGGCGGGCTTCGCCGACCTGCGGCCGGAGCGGATCAAGGCGCTCTGGGATCCGCGCCTCTGTCCGGCCGAGCTGCTGCCGTGGCTGGCCTGGAGCTGGCACGTGGACGACTGGGACGAGTCGTGGAGCGAAGATACGAAGCGCGCCGTCGTGGCGGCGGCCTGGGAAGTGCACCGCCACAAGGGCACGCCCTGGGCGGTGCACCGCGCGCTGGAGGCGCTGGAATATCGCGCGGAGATCGACGAGGACACGGGGACCCCGTACGTCTTCGACCTCTCCGTCGAGCTGACGGGCGCCGTCGATATCGACGCGTTCACCGCGAAGGCCGTGCGCGCCGTCGAACTGACCAAACCGGCGTCGCGCCATCTGGGGCGCGTCGCTCATTTCGTACAGACGGCGGGGCAGATCGCCGCCGCCGCGGCCGTTTACGGCGGCGCGACCGTCGAGGTGTGGCCGCGGCAGGCGGAATGGGCGGAAACGAGCGGCCCGATCTTCGCCGCCCTGACGGCGGGCGGCCGCGTCGAAGCGGACGTGCGTCCACGCGTTTGAGATCACGAAGAAAGGTGAACGAACATGGCGCAAATATACGCTACGGTCCTGACCGACGTCGGCGCGGCGAAGCTGGCCCGCGCGCAGATGAACGGCCAGAGCCTGAAATGGAGCGAAATGGCCCTCGGCGACGGCGGCGGCGCGGCGGTCGCCGTCGTGAGCGGGCGCGCGGCGCTGGTGAACGAGGTTTACCGCGCCCCGATCAACTATCTGCACGCCGACCCCGACGACGACACGCAGGTCGTCGCCGAGATGGTCGTCGATCCCGAGATCGGCGGCTGGACGGTGCGCGAGGTGGGCATTTTCGACGACGACGGCGATCTGGTCGTGTACGGCAGCTATCCCGACATCGTCAAGTCGGTCGCCGCGAGCGGCAGCGCCGTCACCCTCACCACCGTCTGCCGCGCGCAGGTCGGCAGCGCCGCCAGCGTGACGCTGAAGATCGACCCCGGCTATGTCTATGTGATGAAAAAAGAGTTCGACCGCGCGCTGCTGCCGCTGTTCAAGGGGGTCGAGGCCGGCGGGCGGGCGCTGCACGCGACGCCCGAGCATCCCAACCTGAGGCTCGCCGCCGAGTCGCCGGTGTACTTCGAGGCCGACGAGAGCGCGGGGGAAATCACCGCGAAGGTGAGAGCGAGCGTCGCCGCCGCCGCGGGCATGATGCCGATCGCCGACGCGACGGGACTGCTGGCGCCGGGATGGGGCGCGCTGCCGCCGGGCTGGGTGGGGTTTTTCGCGGCGGAGGCGGAAGCGGCGCCGGACGGTTTTCTGATCTGCAACGGAGCCCAAAACCTGAGCCGCGTCACGTACGCGCGCCTTTTCGGCGCCGTCGGCACGCGCTACGGCGCGGGCGACGGGGCGACGACGTTCGGGATCCCGGATCTGCGCGGACGCGTTGCACAGGGAGATCTGGCTGTGGGATCGTACAGGAATGCCGGGTTGCCTAACATTACAGGAATATTAGGATACGCGAGGACATTCCCGATAGCAAGTGACGAGAATCCGAATGAATTTTCTTCGGGAGCTCTAGAATGGAATTTAATTCATAAAGAAGATTATAGGCCTGTACAGCTTCATTCTGAAGGCGAATGCGGTGATGGGATAAAATTTAATGCTTGTAAATGCAATCCGATTTACGGCGGTTCCTCAACTGTCCAGCCGCCGGCCGTCACGCTTTTACCATGTATCAAATATTAGGAGGTCTCCATGATCGTTTACGATTACAAGCCCGAAACGGGCGAATACGTCGCGTCCATCGAGGCGCCGGAGTCGCCGCTCGAACCTGGGGTGTGTCTGCTCCCCGCGCACAGCACGACGGACGAACCGCCCGCGGCTGGCCCCGGATACGTCGCCGTTTACCGCGACGGCGCCTGGTCGCTCGTCGAGGATCATCGCGGCGAGGTCCGCTACGACACGGCCACGCGCGAACGGCACGAGATCAAGGAGCTGGGCCCCGTCCCGGCCGAATGGACGGCCGTCCCGCCGGAGGACGGCGAAGCGGTGTGGGACGGGACGAAGTGGTCTGTGCCCTTTGATGTGCTGAAAGAACGCAAGAAACGCGAAATCACCGCCGCCCGCAACGCCGCGATCGCCGCGGGCACGACGTGGAGGACCCATGCGGTCGACGCCGACGAGGACGCGCAGCGCGCCGTGTCGGCGCAGATCGTCAAAAGCATGGCCTACCAGCAGATGGGCAGGCCCGTGCCGGACACGCCGTGGCGGCTGCGGGACGGCAGCTATGTCACGCTCTCCGACGCGGACGTCTGGGACCTGTCGCAAACCATTGAAGCGCACGTGTCGGGCTGTTACGCGCGGGAAGCGGCCCTGGCCGCGCAGATCGAAGCGGCGGAAACGCCCGAAGACCTGAACGCCATATGCTGGGAATAAAAAACACACACAAGGAGAGCGATAATATGCCAGATCAGTTCTATCACGGCGTCGAGGTCGTCGAGATCGACGACGGCTCGCGCCCTATCGAAACGGTCAAGTCCAGCGTCATCGGCCTGATCGGCACGGCGCCGGAGCCGGCCGACGAAGCGGCGTTCCCGCTCGACACGCCGGTGCTCGTCGCCGGCAAACGCAGCGAGGCGGCCAAGCTGGGGACGAAAGGCACGCTGCCGCAGGCGGTGGACGGCATTTTCGACCAGACGGGCGCGATGATCGTGGTCGTCCGCGTCGCCGAAGGTGCGGGCGAGGACGAGGAGGCGCAGGCGGCCGCGACGCTGTCGAACGTCATCGGCGGCGTCGATTCCGGCACGGGCAAACAGACAGGGCTGCAGGCGTTTCTCGGTTCCAAGAGCGTGCTGGGCGTGCAGCCGAGGATCATCGTCGCGCCGGGGTTCTCGCAGGAGCAGGCGGCGGCGACGGAGATGATCGCCGTCTGCGAGCGGCTCAAGGCGGTCTGCTTCCTCGACGGCCCCAACACGACCGACGCGGCGGCGATCGACTACGTCAAAAACTTCAGCTCGCCGCGCGCCATGGTGGTCGATCCCTGGGTGACGGTGTGGGACACGGCGGAAAGCGCGAACGTCGCGGCTCCGGCCAGCGCCCGCGCCGCGGGCATCCTCGCCCGCATGGACAACGAGAAGGGCTGGTGGTGGAGTCCCTCGAACCAGCCCATGAACGGCATCGTCGGCACGGTCCGCCCCGTGGACTTCGCCATGGGCGACGCCAACTGCCGCGCCAACCATCTGAACGAGAACAAGGTGGCGACGGTGATCCGCGAGGACGGCTGGCGGCTGTGGGGCAACCGGTCCTGCTCGAGCGACCCGAAGTGGAAGTATCTCTGCGTGCGGCGCACCGCCGACATGATCAACGAGTCGCTGCTGCAGGCACACCTGTGGGCGGTGGACCGCGGCATCACCAAGACCTACGTCGAGGACGTGCGGGCCGGGGTGGAGTCGTACCTGCGCCATCTCAAGGCGATCGGCGCGATCCTGGGCGGCTCCTGCTGGTGCGATCCGGAGCTGAACACGCCGGATCAGATTGCCAACGGCACGGTGTACTGGGATTTCGACTTTACGCCGATCTATCCCTGCGAACATCCGACCTTCCGCAGCCATCTGGTGAACGACTATGTGGAAGAGATCTTTTAAGGAGGCGTTTTGATGGCATCTCGGGATTTGAGTTTTCTGAAAGGGCCGCGGGTCCTGCAGGGGTTCAACGCCTTTGTGGACGGGCGCGGCTACGCCGGCAAGGTGAGCGAGTTCGAGCGGCCCAAGCTGGCCGTCAAGACCGAGGAGTTCCGCGCCGGCGGCATGGATATGCCGGTGCAGCTGGACATGGGCATGGAGGCCATGGAAGCGGCCATGACGCTGACCGACTACGACGCCGAGGTGACGAAGTACTTCGGCCGGGGGCACAACAATCCCGTCCCCGTCGTGGTGCGCGGTTCGCTGTCGCTGGGCAACGGCGCGGCGGTCGCCGTGAAGATCACGATGGAGGGCATGTGGAAGGAGATCGACGCCGGCACGTGGAAGGCGGGCGAGGCGCTCAGCATGAAGACGACGGTCGCTCTCAGCTACTACAAGGAAGAAGTGAACGGCAAGGTGATCACGGAGATCGACGCGGCGAACATGGTGCGCATCGTCGACGGCGTGGACATGCTGGCGGCGACGCGCGCCAACATCGGGCTGTAAGGGGGCTGCGCAATGGCGGAAAAGGTCACGGTATCTCTGGAGTATCCGATCACAGTCGGCGGCGTCGAGGTGAAGTCGCTGGCGCTGCGCCGGCCGAAGGTGCGCGACGTCGTCGCCGTCAACAAGAGTTATGACAGCGACGCCGAACGCGAGCTGAAGCTGATCGCCAATCTCGCCGAACTGGCGCCCGACGAGCTGGAGGAGATGGACGTAAAGGACTACGTCAAGCTGCAGGCGCAGCTGAAGATTTTTTTCGGCCGGGAATGAACTGGCTGGGCATGAGCGCGGCGGTCGCTCATGCGCTGCATCTCGACCCGCGCGACATGGACCTGGACGAGCTGGCGCTCTGGTACGAAGCCGGCGGGACGCTGACGAAAGGACGGCCTTGAAATGGCGAATCTCACTCTGGGGCTGATCATCGGCGCCTCGCTGGCTTCGTCGGTGGGATCGGCGCTCAAGTCGGCGGAGAGCCGGATCACGGCGCTGCAGGAGCGCAGCGCCAACATCAAGCTGGGGCTGAAGCTGGGCGAAGGCTATCGGGATATCTCCGCGGAGATGAACAAGGTGGGCGCGGAGATCGCCCGCACGGCGGCCCCCGGCGCGGCGCTGAAGCAGAAGTTCGAGGAGCTGAAGCTGAGCGCGGCCGGCGCCGCCAATGCCGCGAGGAATTACGGGCTGGACCTGAACGGCCTGTCGCAGAACATGCGCACGCTGCAGGCGGCTTCGGACCAGTCGGACGCCGCTCTGGCGCGCGTGAACGCGCGCATGGCGCGGCGCGAGGAGCGCGCGCAGCTGCGCGGTTCGATGATGGGCATGGTGGGCTCGGTGATGGCGGTGGCCGCGCCGATCAGGACGGCGATGAACTTCGAGCAGTCGATGGCGAAGGTGAAGGCGGTCACGCGCACGGACGGCGCGGAGTTTGACGCGCTCACGGCCAAGGCCAAGGAGCTGGGGCTGCAGACGCAGTTCTCGGCCGGCCAGGCGGCCGAGGGCATGGCCTTTCTCGGCATGGCGGGCTTCGACAGCCGCGAGATCATCGACTCGATGCCGGGGATGCTGGATCTGGCGGCGGCGGGGGCGATGGATCTGGGCGCGTCGGCGGATATCGCCTCGAATATCCTTTCGGGGTTCGGCATGAAGGCCGGACAGATGGACCGCGTGGCCGACGTGCTGGTGCGCGGCTTCACCACCAGCAACACGAATCTGGCGCAGCTGGGCGACGCGATGAAGTACGTGGCGCCGGTGGCCGCCAAGGTGAACACCGATCTGGAAGAGACGGCCGCGATGGTGGGGCTGCTGGGCAACGTCGGCATCCAGGGCAGCATGGCGGGCACGGCGCTGCGCGCCGCGATGACGCGGCTGGCCAGACCGACCCGAATGACGGACGAGGCGCTCGAGGCGATGGGGCTGACGCTCGACGACCTGATCACGGCCGAGGGCAAGATGCTGCCGATGCCGAAGCTGCTCAAAAAAATCGCCGACGCCTCCGGGGACATGACGGAACAGGAGCGCATGGCGGCGTTCGCGATGCTGTTCGGGCAGGAAGCCGTGGCAGGCATGAGCGAGCTGGTCGACCGCGCGGCCGACGGGCGGCTCGAAGAGTACGCCGAACAGCTGCGTCACGCCGGCGGCGAGGCAAAAAGGACGGCGAAGACGATGAACGACACGCTCAAGGGGGCGTTCATCAGCCTGGGATCGGCGGTCGAAAACTTCTTCATCAGTTCGGCGACGCCGCTGCTGGATCCGCTGCGCGGGGCGGTGCTGACGATGACCGAGCTGGTGAGGTCGGCGGGGCGGCTGGCCGAAAAGTACCCGCTGGCCGCCAAGGCGATCGGCGGCGTGGCGACGGCCTGCGTGGGGCTGAAGCTGGGCGGGCTGGCCGGGAAATACGGCTTTTCGCTGCTGCAGGACGGCGCCAGCTATCTCTGGGGCGGGCTGCAGCGTCTGCGCCCGTCGGTGATCCGGACGTCGCTGGAGATGCTGAAGCTCCGCGGCAGCGGCTCGCTGCTGGGCGGCGCGATGGCTTCCGTGCGCGGCTCGGTCGCCTCGCTGGGGCGCGGTCTGGCCGCCGACTGGGCGGCTCTCAAGTCAGGGCTGGCCTGGGCCGCCGCCGGCATGAAAAGCGCCGCGCTGGCGGCGTGGAGCTTTTCGAAAGGGGCGCTGCTCTCGCTGGGAAGCTCGCTGAAAAGCGCGGGCGCCGCGACGCTGTCGTTCGCGAAAACCGCGATTCCGTCGGCTGTCGCCGGAATCAAATCGCTGGGGGCGGCGCTGGCGGCCCATCCCGTGGGGCTGGCGATCGCCGGTATCGCGATGGCGGGGGCGGCCGTCGTCTACTACTGGGACGACGTGAAGGCGTTCTTCCTGAAGATCTGGGAGCCGGTGCGCCCGTACTGGGAAGCCTTCACGGGCTGGCTGGGCGGGGTGTGGGAGCGCGTCGGCGCGGCCTGGGAAGGCGCGGTGAAGATGTTCGGCGACCTGTTCGAAGCGTTCAAGGCGCCGTTCATCAGGTTCGGAGACTGGGTCGATGAAAAGATCGCCTGGATCGGAAATAAGTGGAAGAGCTTCAAAGAGACGATCTTCGGCAGCGGGGAAGAACGGGCCGCGATTCAACGGCAAAATGCGAACGCTCTTTACGATCCCAGCCTCTGGGGGCTGGAGGTGGCCAAGATCCCCGGCCGCGCGCTGGGCGGCATCTTCGACACGCCGCATCTGGCGCTCTTCGCCGAAGACGGCGAGGAAGCGGCGATCCCTCTTTCGTCCAAGCACCGCGCCCGCGGCGTCGATCTGTGGACGCAGGCGGGCGTCAAGCTGGGCATGCTGTCGGCGCGCGAGCCGGAGGCGGTCCCGTTTTCGCGGGGCGGCGCCGCTTCCGACGGCCGGGCAATGACGGTCGTGCAGCACAACACGTTCAGGATCGAGATCCATTCGCAGGCGCCGGCCGACGATTCCGCCATTTCGCGCCTGACGGCCGCGATCCGCGACGAGATGGCGCGCCTCGCGCGCGGAGGTTTTGCCGATGATCCTTGCTTTGGGTAGTTTCATCTTTTCCATCGACACGGCGGCTTATCAGACGCTGCAGCTTTCCGCCTCCTATCCGTGGGCTTCGGCGCCCCGCTTCGCCAACTCGTCGGGGTATCAGGCGACGGGGCTCGAGGAACGGCGCGTCTCGCTCTCGGGGACGGTCTATCCGACCTTCCGCGGGGACGGCAGCCTGGAGCGTCTGCGTCTGATGGCGTCGGCCATGACGCCGCTGCCGATGGTGGACGGCCGCGGGCGGTATCTGGGGCTGTGGGTGGTCAAGAGCGTCAACGAGACGCGGTCGCTGCTGTTCGACGACGGCGCGCCGCGCAAGCAGGACTTTGCGATGGAGCTGGAACGCTATGGCACAGGATACGTCGGTTACAATCCGCGCCGCTGAGGGGGACCGCCTCGATCTGCTCTGCTGGAAGCGCTACGGCGCCCTGGCGGGGCGGGTGGTCGAGCGGGCGCTCGAGGCCAATCCGGGGGTCGCTCTGTACGACGAGCTGCCCGCGGGGCTTTTGATCTCGCTGCCGGAGGCGGCGGCCGAGCCGGCGGAGCGGTCGCTGTGGTAGCGCGCTTTCACCCGGCGCTGAAACTTGAAGTGGCTTCGGTGGACATCACCGAGAAGCTCTCGGCGAACGCGCTTTCATTCGTCTACAACGACCACGAGAAGGACGACGCCGACAGCGTTTCCTTCACGCTGTTCAACGCGCCGGCTTTCGCGGTGCCCTGCCGGGGCGATCCCGTGGCGGCATGGATCGGCTGGAAGGAGACCGGGCTGCGGTTCCTCGGCCGTTTCATCGTCGACGAGATCTCGGTCAAACTGGCGGGCGGCGGGGCTCCGGCCTCGATGTCGGTCACGGCCAAGTCGGCCGACTTCAGCAAGGGCGCGGGCAAGGTAAAACGCAGCCGGCAGTGGGAGGATGTCTCGCTGGCGGACATCGCCGCCAGGATCGCGGCGGAAGAGGGCTGCGCCAGCAAAACCGTCGGCGTGTCGCTCGTCTACCGGTCGGTCGCGCAGAGCAACGAGAGCAATCTTCACCTGCTGCGGCGTCTGTGCGCCGAAGCGGGGCTTCGGTTCGGCGTCAAGGACCGGACGTTCGTCATCTCCGCGCCGGAGGCGGATCTGCGCGGCGCGGCGACGCTCTCGGCGTCGGAAGTCTCGTCGGGGTCTTTCACCTTCGCCGACCGCGGCCGATACGGCTCCGTCACGGCCCGCTGGTGGGACGCGGAACTGGCGCGGGAACAGGCAGTGACCGCGGGCGGCGGAACGCCCGTCTACACGATCCGCAAGACCTTCCAATCGACGGCCGAAGCCTGGACTGCCGCTCGGAACAAGCTGACGGAGCTGCAGCGCGGGCAAATCGAAGGCACGGTCACGCTGATGGGGCGCGAAGACCTCTTCGCCGGGACGATACTCACCCTCGCGGACTTCTCGCCGAGCCAGCTCAACGGCGACTTCATGATAACAAATTGTATTCACAACATCTCGCCCAGCTCGGGTTTTACGACCACGCTGAAGCTCGAAACCATTCCCAAAAGTAATAAATAA